CTATAATCGTGTAAGACAGTCAAAGTATCCTTTCTCATGAGAATGCCGTCTTTCCACACAAGCAGCTCGTCTGTATCAGCAAAGCTGTAGTCAAGAAGCGTTTGGCCTGTTGTTGCTGTAGTGTCCACTCTACCAAAAAAGATAGGTGCGCCAAGTGTTCCTGTATTTGTTCCTGCCTCTCCTCTTATATCCTCCAATGCGATCAGTGTTACCCAGCCCAGTTCAGGATCAGTATACTCTCCGACTCGATATTGAATGCCTGCTGCGGAATCAGTTCTCATAGAGATTGGGCCTTGCCAGACCCCTTCGGAGTCAAATAAAATGCTTAACAACTCTCCTATGGTGTTGTTTCCAAGCTCTGCGGCGTTCAAATATCTAACGACACTTTCGATTTCAGTTGAAATGTTTCCACTTGAGCCATAATTATGTGGGTATTGCTGCCTTAGACGTGCCATTTTATTTCCTCACTGTGACCGCAAAGCCTATTATTCTTAATAGACCACTGCCTTCTTGAATGGTTATTGTGTATTGAGCAGCGCGGTAATGGTGCTGCCATGATCTTTCATATTGGCGAAATAAAGGTACGCCTGTGTATCTACCGTCGTCATCGTCGTCCACCTCAATCACCATAGATCCAAGGGTTCTGTTAGCATCGTCTACTGCACTGATGTTTATTATTCCCTTGCCTGATGCTTGAAGGGTTAAGCTATAAGTGTTCTTGGTGGCAGATAAATTTCCATGCCATAGAAAAGGAGTAGTGATCTTTGCTGAAGGAACTGTGTCAGTCGTGGTGCTGGGAGTGCCAGATGGAACTATCTCATGTACCCCATTAGATGTGCCTACAAACGTCTTGCCACCAAGAAACGCAGCGCATCTAGCGTGAAGAGTGTCACCCTCACTAAACTTGGGAGTCTCTTCTTCCAGCTCTGGGTTCAATGATAATGTCAGCCTGCGGCATAATACTCCTCCAGTTTGAGGAAAGTAGATATGATACTGTGCCTCATCTTGATCGAATACTGCTGATATAGATTCTGGGTCTTGCACAGACCGAACAAGTGAGCGATAGAGCAAGTCAATCTTATCGGACATGCTGTGAGAGAAGACCATAAGTCCGTTTTGTTGCGAACGCCTGATCGAATGAACTCCTGATCTGGAGCAGAACAGAAGATCCGTTCCTGCGTTGGCGATAGTGTTATGGCTCAAGCATCCAATATTGATATTAGCGGTGGGGTCTATTTCCCAGTCTCTATAATCATGGGTGATGATATATAAGATAGCTCTGTCTGGCGTAAAAATAACCAGCTTATTGGATTCAAACACACCCAGACCTGTTATCTTAGACGCCTCACCCATCACATTCACAATATCGAGTTCTGAAGCCTTGCTTACCGAAACCTCGTCTATCGCCTCGTCATCAGGAAATGTGTTTTCGTTATTAATGCGTGAAAAATGGATCGTAGTGTTTGCTCCTCTAATGCCAGCAAGAACTAACCTGTGTTGTATAGACGTGCAATATTTGGCTCCCAGAGCTTTCGCAGAAACAGATGTGGATTCGGTGTAGCCGCCTCCATCGTAGAATGTTAAGTTGCGTTGATCAGAAGCAAAGACGACTTTATTATTAAAAACAGTAGAAGAGATTACGGTGTGTTTATCGTATGGTGTTTCGCTTCGATGACCTTTAGCGGTCTGAAGGTATATCTCGCCACTATTTCCACTCTCAGCCCAGACCACGTCATCACTAGAATAAAACACGATATGAGAAACAGAAGCGGTTCCGTGAAAATGCCTCATTGCTGGATCTCTAACAATCTGTCCGCGCCAATCACAAAAAGCATTGTTGATTGCAACCAAGTGCTGATCTTTCCCTGTATCTAGGGACGTATGATCTCTGGATGTCTCAAGCCCCATAAAGTTCTCATACGAGAATGCTTTAGAGTCTATCTGCGGAGGAGAGTATTGACCAGCCACTATTCTGCCGACCCATTAACAGGGTTTACTTTATACTTCGTGTCTGGAGCTATGATCTTTATTTTTGTATTTCCATTCAACCTTTGCCACATGGCAGAGTTCAGGGTTTGATAATAATTTTTAACGTACAAGCCATATTTATTGCTGGCTTGTTGAGCTGCGTATAAATGCAATAGTCCAGCGACGATTATTCGATCATCTACTGGTCTGGAATCTGTTTGTGAGACGTAGTAATCTAGCTTGACGTCTTCAGTGGATGCGTAAGGGTGCATGATCACGTCATCAATAGTTAGATTGGCAAATTCAACGAACATCATAACTACATCAGCGTCCATAGTGCTAGGGTGGAACTCCCCATAACGTCTGAGTGCCTGCATAACCAGTGTGTTTAACGGGCTATACTTATCCTTGACTTGTGGGTTAGTGTTTTTCGCCATGAGTTATCCTTGACGAACAATTCGCCCATTTGTTACAAAATGATTTTTTTCAAATCTACCTACATCGCTAGACGGCACCTCATACTCAAGACGTCCAGTAGAAAAATTTCTTATCGAGCTGATTCCTGCAACATGAAATTGAGTAGGTTCTTTCTCTCGGCTCTCGAACATGATCGTTTTAGGAGCTTTCTTTGAAGATGGTTTCTTTTTTGATTCTGCCATAACTTACCCTCTATAAAAAAGAAGGGGCGAACCCCTTCCATAGATGATTTCTAGTCTACGACGCAGTGCGAGAAGACCAGTTTTTAATGTAAGCATGCACCTTATCCTGTAGTAGCTCTAAGCCACACTCGGTTAGGTACTCATGCTTAACGCTATCAGCGTCAGGTGATTGACGGTTTTCCAATAGCTGAGTATCACGACCTTCTAGGTAACGATAAGACAGATAAGGGAAATCAATAATGATCATTGCGTCTTTCATGTTCGGCACTTGGCGGAACTGAGGATGCAAATGAACCAATAAATCACCAGCAAAAGTATTGTACTTAGTCAAGTTGACGCCGTAGCTACCTTCATAAGAAGTTGGCTGCCAGCGATCTTTACCAATTTGTTGCATGTGATTGGCGACGTTCTCACCAACGAAAGCAATCTTTTGCTTAGATCCGTACTTGAAGATAGACGAGATCAGTAAACTGTCGAATCCTTCTTCAGTCATTTGACCAGCGCCAGTACCACCATGACTAGCGTAGTCTGTAGTCATATCGACTACATTGGTAAGACTGTTCAATAACCCACCAGTGAATCGAGTGGGTTGTGCGGTTGCTCCATTAGCTTCGTGCTTGTAGCCAAAGAACATTGCTCGCTCGATGTCTGACATGTGCAACTTCAGTGCTTTTGTCATTGACTCTTCCATCTTATCGCCAGTACGGAGGTAAGTTGAAGATAAAGTGTTAGACACTTGGAACGCTGTTCTGAAGATTTGCGTGAAGTTTTCTGCGACTGTTGCATCAAAACTAATAGCTGTTGGTGAAGATCCACCCTCAGCCGCTGCAAAGCCAGCAATAAAAAGCTCGGCGTTGTCTGCGATTTGGTGCGTAGTTCCTCCGATATTACGAGTAACCGCTAGTGAGGCCGCTGCTGTGTCGGCTGTAACGTGCATAACTTCGCCCGTTTCCGAATTCACAATTATTGCTCCAGCGATAGCGTACTTGTTATCATCAGAAGCGTCTATCACGATAGTGCCAGTAGAAGCTGATGCGATAGCACCGTTCACTTGCATTTTACGATCTGGTAGTTCATCTCTGAAGTTCTTGTACTCAGGATCATCTGTTGATTCAGACGAACCCATTGATAGCAATGCGTTTAGTGGCGCATTACCGTTTGGTTCTAAGAGCGTAAATAGCTCTCGGTAGTTTTTTGGACGGAAATCCGTAGTGAACTCACCACTCCCTCTCATCCCTTGTATAGCTGCCATGATGGTTTCTCCTAATCAGGCTATTAAAAAATGATTAATACGAGCTTTACGGGATGACCATCGTCTTGCTCTGTGTGCATTTACAGTGATGCGCGGTCATGTGAGCTAACGGAATTTCCATCGTCTTGCTCTTTGGCGCAATGTTCTGTGTGCACGACATGACTATACTATTTATTTGATCTTTTTTCGTCCCTCAAAAAAAACGCCACAGAAGTGGCGTCAGTGGGTGCTTTGGGGTAAGCATAATCTATACGAGTCCTTTTTTGCCCAAGGCGGCGCTGGCAAATTTATCGAATGTGGTTTCTCCTCCATTGGGAGCGGTTCCAGCAGCAGAAGGTGTAGAGGCGCTTCCTCCCTGCCACGCTTGACGTCTGCTATGAATATCTTTTAGACGAGCGAACTCAGGAGAATTAAGATTGTTACTAAAGTCCTGCATGACTCTACTAGCCATTCTAGGGTCTTGCAAATCAGCCATAGTCACCCCTACTTCTCCAATAAAGGCTAAAAAGTTTTGAGCTTCACCTGACGGAACTCCTGCTTTTTCTGCTGCGCGAGTGATATTGTTTTTAATGGTTTGCTGAGCGGCTTGTTGAGCTTGTCTTTGAGCTTGTTTAACTCCTTCTTTAGCCGCTCCAGCGACGCCTTGGTTGGCAGCCGCCATTTTTTGTTGATCGGAAGCATTCTGACCCATCATGCGCTGGAACATCTGATTTTGCTGTTCGATGTTTTTAGCCATATTTGCCATCATTTCACTATCTTTTGTTCTTCCAGCCATCATCTCTTTATAGAATGGAGGCGCTGAGATAGCTTGGTCACTTTCCCATTTAGACATGGCGGAGTCGAAGTCTCCTCTATCATGAAATCCAACAGACTCGGCAGGATTAGAGCTAACATTACGATCCTGTCCACCTAACTGCACGTTCTTCTCGCCTGCCATAGTCATGGCTTCTAGCTTCTTGGCGATTTGCTCTGCTGTCATATTGGAGTCAGATTGCATCTCTCGCTGAACGATCTTTGCTATCACTTGATTGATTGGGCCAAGAGCTTGATCCATTTGCTCTCTTTTTAACCGAGACTGCACCTCATGACCGTAGCCATTGGTTGCTCTTTGTAGTTGTTTGGGCGTATATTGCTGACCTCCGACATTATAGAATATGGAATCGTCGTGTGATTTATCCCCTTCTGTCGTCGGTGAAGCCTGCTTGTTGACTTGATCCGCCACAGTATTTTGCTGAGGCCCACCCACTGGTGGTTTTGGAGGAGGGGCTTGTTGCGCTTGTTGTGGTGGGGGTGCTTGTGGCGGGGGTGTTTGTGGGGCTTGAGCTTGTTGCTTGGGGTTTGGGCCAATTTTACCACTAGCAATTGCGTCTACTATCCTAGCCTCGTCTTGTTTTTGTAATGCCATTTTGTCTCCTATCCTGCTTTAACAGGGTTATTTTTTAAGTAGTGCTATATCAGATTCTAGTTTAGCAGATAGTCTTTCTGGTAATTCCAGCAAGCGTCTTGCAGCCCAAATAGAGCCGCGCCTAAAATTTATTTCGTCTAGCGTCATGTTTGGGTTGTCTGCTATTGCCATAGCAGAAGATACAATTTCTTCCTTCATCACCTCGTCTATTACTTTCCAACCTTTTGATTTAGTGAGCTGATTAATAGAATCCAACTGATTCTTTGGATTTATCATTTGCGCTTACTTTTCTTGGCCTTCCCTGCCATTACAGCGCCGTGTTTACTTCCTTTTTTGTTCACAGTTAAGACGGCTGTTTTACATTTTAAATTGATCTTATCATTTTTAGTGATGGCCATGATTATTCTCCTGAGCAAGTTATTTCAATTCTATTTGGATGCACACTGCGATCCACGATCTTTCGTACTGCTGTTCTCCCAGCACTGGGAATCTTGCAATATTTGGATACAGCGACATTGGCTGTCTCTGCGATCACTCGCGGCATACATCCACCGAGCATTACCGCTGTTGCCAGCGCAAGAATGGCAGCAGTGATAAATTTATTCGATAATCTCATAGTAACCCCTTAGTTAAGCGAACGTAATTACTGACGGAATGATCTGCGAATGAATCCACTTTACGCTTTTTGAGTCCATTAAACATACCTTTTGCGAATTGTTTGACTCGATGCCATAGCGAAGGATTGGTAATACACTTTCCGTCTCCATCGAAATAGTAACAGGTTCCTGCGTGTCGGTAATCCCATATTGTAGATGGGTGGCGTGTAACGATGTCGTTCTGGTTTCTAAAGCGGTGGATGCGTGTCACATCAAACTTATTATTGAATATAGCTCTAAAATCACTGTCTCCCACGCGAGGAGAGCCAAACGTGTAAAGCTCTGCGGTACGCAAATCCAGTTTGCTCATGGCTAAAGTAGCCAAGGCAGCACCAAGACTATGGCCTGTGAAGAAAACATGACGCTCTTCACACAGACGATTGTAGTCTGTGACAAGGTCATCCCAGACGAGATCAAGGGCGTCTTGGAATCCTCGGTGTGCTTGGCCACCGTCACCTGTAAGCGCTAGTCGCATCTTTAAATCTGATTTAATGTCTGCGAAGTCTGTGACTTCGGTTCCTCTGAAAGCGAAGATTAATTCTGTTGATGTCCAGATGGTATAGAATTGTGTTCCGCCAACTGAGTGGTAGTTGAAGCGTCTGTCTGTGTGCTGCTCAGAGAACTCTTCTAGAGGCAGATAGACTCGTTCAGAGAGCAGAGCCATTTCGTAGGCTTTGTTTTTATCCATAATAAAAGACCTCAAATATGTTTTGCAAAACCCAGACCGCAGCAGAGCTTCCTAAAATCGCAAGCCCAATATAAAAAAGCACTTCCACAAAGAACTCCCAATACGCTTTCATCAGAATATCTCCGCTAGAAATAAGTACATCACATAACCTAAAAGATATGCGGTGTAAGCGATACCCAAAAAAGCCAGCAGGATAGGGTAGTGGTGGGCGAAATACACATTACAGTTTGATCGCTTCAAGAATACCTAACTGCGTAGCGACTGCATAGATACATATCCCATAAACCCCGCCTTTTATGTGAGCCAACTGTTTATTTATCTCGTCCAGCGTAGTCTCCAACTCATCAATCCTCTGGCTGTGGACTTTTATTATTGTTTCCATCTCGCTGCACCTATGCTCATCCATTTACTTCATCCCTATTATTATCTTGAGTCCACCAACTAATGAGCCAGCGAGAATAATAAAAGCGACAATCCAAGCAACACAGGTCATAATGAAATCGGTTCGTTCTTCTCGCTGTCGCTCTTCATCACGCTGAGCCTTGAGTCTGGCTTTCTGCTGTTCACCCTCAAATCTTAGAAAATCGTCCCACATCATATGGCGTGTTCTGACCATCAGTTCTTTTAACTGATCTCGTTTGTTCCGCATGGCTTCTTGCGCCATGAATATCTCAAGGTCAGATTCTTGCTCTGAACCCTTTTTAGCCATTCTTGCCTTGTGGTCAATCTCCCGACCAGCGTCTGAGAACTTGGAGAGGTGATCCCCTAACTCCCAGACCTCTTTGCCATTAGAGACTGCTGTTCTTATGACCTCGAAGGCGGCGTTGGCAATAGCGAGTTCAGCTAACATTCAATCTCCATCAAAATAGAAAGATCTATAGCCTGATCAGATCTTTGAATACCTACGCTTAAGACGCTTCCACTGCCGCTTTTTCCTCTTTAGATTCTAGTTTAGCCTGTGCCGCTATTGACACTGCTATGCTCGCATCGAATTGGGCTTTATCGTCAATGAGTTTCTGAGCGAAAGCGTCTTCTTCCGACATTCCCTCATAAGCCACAATGGCTTCGTTGGTTTCAAGGTTTAGAGATAGCCGCCAAGGGCTAAGACCTTCAGGTACTTCAGCTTTGATTGCTAGTCCTTGAGCGACAGCTTCGTCACCCGTAGGTGCGAATGGCGTGTAGGGGGTACCCGAATGGGTAGTAAAGTAATAAATCATTTATTTTCCTCCATAAGATGCGTCAGCAGAGCTATAAGCGCCCCACCAGTTAAGGTTCATTAGTAGTGGATAACAAGTTGAATAGTAACCACCATGTAGCCCTGTGTTGCTTTGATTGGGGCTTGCTACTCCAGTGCCGTTAGTGAAATTACCTCCCTCATAGCCGTTGCCAGTAGATACAACGTCGTCACCGTCCATAGCACCAAAATACACTCTGGTGGTAGTAGTATGGTCAGAGTCTGTTGGATCAAGCTGCCAACTGTAAGTGTACCAAGCGGAACCGTCTGTGTTCTCACTGCATCCCCCATGAAAACCAGTTCTACCATGTGCTACCCAAGGGTTGGTATAGCTTGGTTGGGAAGCGCAGATGCCAATGAACTTGCGAGGGTTCTCAAGGTTTACAGCAAACCCCGAAATCCCACTACCGTAATAATGATAAGGGTTGTAGATAAGACCCCATGTATTATCCCAAGTTGTGTTGAACTTAGTGCGGTAGTGACTCCCCTGAGCGGCACCGTACGAGGTGTCTTGTGCGCCAGTGAATTGTTGCCAACTCTGAGACTGTCTGGCAGCGGTAGTAGTACCCCCTCCAACACTACAGTCGAAAACTCCATACGATATATAGTGACTCTGCTTTCTACTAATTCCTACATGATCATTATTGCCAACAACAATAACATGATCCCTGTTGTGCTGTTGCGACCAACTTCCCGTGAAGAGTTCAGCAGAGGTCAGGTTATCAAAGAAGTCTTTGATTCTCGTAACAGAGTTCAAGTCTTTAGAAGATTTGAGGATATGAACGCATTTATCGTTACTACTAGATTCATTGGAAGAATGAAGCATGACTAAGGTTTTAGTCTTCTCGTTGTAGCCCGTAGCAACTGCATAGGGATAGCTAGTGGAAACGAGATCACTAGAGTAATCGTAGTAATCAACGTGAGCCAATTGATTGTTTCCAGACAACTCCTTTAAAGACATTCCTCTGTTACAGAACATACGTCTTGGACGGCAACCTTCTGGCAGAACCATGTTGATTTTAGTCCAACCCAATTTGAACTCTATTGACTGACCTATATTATGGTAAGACTGCCAAGAGACATGACCATTGCGGGAAGCAGAGTAGTACATGGCATGAGGATACTGATCCACTTGATAACCACTATGGTTGAATGTCTCATAAGCACTATAGCTGCTTGAGCCAAGGTTGCCGCCTAGACCGCTGCCCATATCAGACATATTATAGGCATGCATTGCATCGCCTAAGATCCCAAACCTGTAGCTTGTTGTGCTGTTAGAGACAGCCCCCCAAGGTGATCCTACATTGCGAAAAGCGGAGTCAAAAATTCTATAATTTACGTGATTATTGCCGTTACTTTGTTGCCCCCACAGCCCAAACAGTGGAAGCCCTTCTTTTCTTGGGTCAACAGCTTCACTGCCGCCCCCTAGTATTGTCGATAAATTACTCATTTAATTTGCTCCTAAGTTAAGATCCAACCGATAGTGGTTTTGAAAGTAAGTCTGAATGACGAGTAATCAACATCACAAACTAGGTCTTGCGAGAGTCCCGCAATATTGTTACCTGATCTAGCTATAGTCAGGCTGTTAGTGCTGAACTGACCCATGCCATCATTGATCAAGATGTGATCGTTATCTGCTGGGGTAGAGGGCAAAGTCAAAGTAAATGCTGACGCAGTGGTGTTGGCTATATAAGCGCCGCCAGACACAGCAGTTGTGTTCGCTGTAAGGACTGACCAAGGAATGAGGGTGGGATACCCCCAGCTAGGATTTGCGTTAGACCCTGCTGTTGTTAAGACCTGACCCGCCGTACCCGCATTTAATGCGGCTGGGCCTGTGCTATCCCGATATAATACGTCTCCCTGAGTAGCGATGGTTAAGGCTACGTCTGTTCCTGCGTTAGCGAAGGAATCCCAGTTTGCGGAATCTGCGGCGAAGCTAGTGGATGTATGGTCTGCGCTTACAATGTATGTAGCGCCACCACTGTTCACGATGTCATTTACTTTATAAACCGTTGCTGTTGCCCAAACACCTGTCCAGCGAAGACCACCAGAAAACTTCTGCCACTCGTTTGCCGCTAAGTCTGTTGCAAACACTGTACTAGCGTGAGCGGTCAATGCTATATATGTCTGCCCCCCGTAAGATACTACATCGTCTGGGTAGTAGGCTGTAGAGGTTGTCCAATCACCTTTGGCTGTGATGCCACTGTTTAGAGCATCCCAGTTGGCTGTGTCGGTAGGTAAGTTTCCTGTCGTAGATTGTTTGGCAATATAAGTGTTGCCTCCATAAGAGACTACATCGCTTTTTTGGTAAGCGGTACTTGCACTGTATTCCCCTTCCCACTGTAAGCCATGAGAGAATGTAGACCAATACGCTGTGTCTGTAGGGTCGATGTTTCCAGTAGTGTTTTGAATACAGACGAAAGTATCCGCTCCAAAGTAAACTAGATCACTGACTTGATACAAGGAGGAAGCGTTGTATGCACCTTCAAATTTCAACCCTGTGACAAGCAACTGCCAGTAGGTTGCGTTTGGAGGCTGGTTTCCCGCAGTTGGTTCTTCCAGAATACAGACGTAGCTGTTATTGGAATGATGTACCACCTGATTAGGCAGATAGGCTGTCGAAGCGACGTACTCTCCTTGCCAGCTTAACCCGCTCTGAAGCAACGCCCAATAGGTCGTGTCTGTTGTTACATTTCCCGCAGTCTTCAATCCATAGATGTAGACAAAGGTGTCTCCCCCATGTCTGACAATATCGTTGATCTCATACTGAGTGCTTGATAACCACTCCCCCGCCCAATTAAAGCGGAGCTTTCCTAAGTCTATTATTTGACTCATTGATAAATCCTCTTAGTGTTAAATAAATTCCACAAGCAGATGGCCATTAGCGCCCCATCTAAACGTGAGTGTGTCTGCCGACCAAACGTATGCTTTATAGTCGTCA